GGTGTATCTCGTCAAAAAGCTAAGTCTGACACCTTTAAACCGCTATATGGGGGTATATTAGGTACCCCAAAACAGATGCAATACTATCGTGCTTTTAAATCTAAATACGAAGGAGTTACTAGGTGGCATAGAGAACTACAAAATGAGGCTTTAATAACAAATAAAATTAAATTACCGAGTGGTAGGCAATATTTTTTTGCTAATGTGGAAAGACTTAGAAGTGGTAGTGTTACTAATGCTACAGCCATTAAAAATTATCCTGTGCAAGGTTTTGCTACGGCTGATTTACTTCCTATTGCATTAATTAATTTAAAAAACCTGTTGACAAATCGTAAATTAAAAACTATTATCTGCAATACAGTACATGATAGTGTCGTTTTGGATGTATATCCCGGCGAAGATGAACAAGCTATCACAACTTTAAAAGAGGCTATGATGTCTTTATCCGATGAGTGTATAAAGCGTTATGGTTTTAAATATACAATGCCAATCGGTATCGAATTAAAAATAGGTAAAGATTGGCTCAACATGAAGGAGGTTTATAAAACCAATGGTTGAAAATGTTGAAACACAAGCATTGTCAGTAGCTACTAATTTTGATAAATTAAGTGATGCTGAATTAATGCGACTTACTGGACAAACTGATGGCGGTGGGCCGTCTGGTTCAGTATTATCGAGACTATCAATAAACTATGACACGGAGGATGAGAACGAAAATCCGTTGCCCAGAGGTCATTTTGCTTTAAAACTTGATGGTGAAAGTATTTATTCTAAGAATGTAAAGTTTAGACCTTTTATTAGGTTATACGCTTACAGTTACTGGGATAATAATTCACAAGAATTTACATCAAGTGTGCAGATGCCGTCTTTGGGTGACCAGTTTGCAGACTCATCTGGTGGTTATAAGTGTGGTAAGTTATCTAGAGAACAAGTAGAAAGTTTAAAAGATGATGACCCACAGCGTGTTATACAAAGTTCTATTAAATGTAATCAAGTTTTATACGGAGTAGTAAGTATGAAAGGTAAAAAGGCAAGTGGTGAAGAAGCTAATGTTGAAAACACACCTTGCGTTTACTACGCTAAAGGAACTAATTATGTACCATTTAGCACCACACTTGCTAGTTTAGCAAAACAAAATAAACCTATGGTAAGGACAAATCTTTTGTTATCTACCAACAAACAAAAATCTGGAGGTAATTCTTACTTTTCAGTAAATGTTAAAATAGGTGATTCCGTTGATTCTTTATCTGACGATGATAAAAGTTTATTGAAGGAATTTTCGGTTGCGATAAAATCCGTAAACGAGAGTGTCATGGAGAAGCATAGAAGTGCTGTTAAACAAAAAACAAAAGATGGCGACCACTCCCTAGCTATTGAGTTAGACGGTTAACAGTATGTTATCTACTCTAATAGAGAGTTTTCTCTATGATGCAGTTCGGGGGCAGGGGAAACTCTCCCCCGAAATTATTTCTGAGTTTAAAGAATCTTGTGGTAAAGCGTTAGAAAAACAATTTAATGAAACAAATGATTGGCGTATGCGTATGTCCGGTCTTGGTAAACCTTTGTGCCAACAACAATTAGAAAAAAAAGGTAAAGAAAAAGAAATATCATATAACACTATAATTAAGTTTTTAATGGGGGATTTACTTGAGGCAGTTGCTATTGCAGTAATGAAAGGTGCAGGTATTAATATTGAAAAAGTACAAGAGCCTGTAAAATTAAAGATAGGCGGTATAGAATTAAAAGGAACTTACGATGTTAAAATAGATGGTAGAGTGTGGGATATAAAATCTGCTAGTCCATCTAATTTTATGGGTAAGTTTGGTGAGTTTGGTAGCTACAATAAAATAAAAGAAGATGACCCATTTGGTTATGTTATGCAAGGTCATCTTTATGGTGAGGCAGATAACTCAGACTTCGGTGGATGGATAGCAATAAACAAAGTTACTGGTGAATTTGCTGTATGTGAAGCACCAGAAAACCAACAAAAAGATAGAAAAGAAATATTAGAAAGTGCAAATGAAACAATAAAGTCATTAAAATCTAATAAAAAGTTTGAGAAGTTGTATGGCGAAATAACAGAAACTTATATTCCTAAGTCTGGAAAAAATAAAGGTTTAAGGATAGAAACTGGTAATACGCTTTTAGAAAGTATATGTGGTTATTGTGATTTTAGAAAACATTGTTGGCCAAAATCAACTTTAAGTGAGAAGGTTACATCAAAAGCTAAATCAAAACCGTTGGTTTGGTACAATAAATTAAAAAACACAGAGGTAAAAAATTTATGAACGTATTATGGTTATCAGCACCTTTTCGTAAAGATGATATAATGACTAATAAAGATGCTGTTTGGGTATACACCGAAAATGAAGAACAAACTGGCGGCGGTGAAACTGTTGAGTTTATGAGGTCTACAGAAAATTGTCATCCCCTAATGGTAAGACAACATCATGGTAAAGATGGCTTTTACAAAGAAGATAATTTACTTAGAACTATACAAGTTATAGAGAGATACTTTAATTCTTTGTTTATAAAAATAAAACAAGGTAAGTTAGCTGTTATGCCAACTATAGAAATTAATGATGCTATAATAGAATTAGAAAAAAACGCACCTAGTTTACACCCTCTTTTTGTAAAAAATATTGAATTAGTAAATAGGTATAAAACAAAAACTTTATTATGAGAAGAAAAGGATTTCGTTCTGAATTTGAAAGAAGCTTTGCTCACTGGCTAATTAAGAACGATGTATCTTATGACTATGAAAAGTTTTATTTAGAATATCAGCCTAAAATTAAAAAGTATACTCCAGACTTTTATCTACCAAAACAAGATATATACATTGAGACAAAAGGGTTTTTTGATTTTGCAGACAGGCAAAAACATTTGTTAGTTAAGGAACAAAATCCAGATATTGACATACGATTTTTATTTGTAAATGCTAATAATAAACTTAACAAATCGAGTAAAACAACTTATGGTGCATGGTGTGATAAGCATAAAATACTCTGGGCAGAAAAAAGGATTCCTAACGAATGGTTGAAATAAATGATTTACTGAATGAAACTGAAAAGCTATCTTTGTTACCAGATAGATATTACTTAATACTTAAACCTAGAGGTGATGGTAGTTTTGATGTGATAGCATACGACACCACTGACCCGGCAAAACCAGTTGATGCTACATTTTATGTTTTAAAAGGTTTGATGGAGACTTTAGAAATTGACCTAGATAAACTAGTGCAAATGGGCCAGATGGCTATTATAGATAAAGTTGTGGAGATACAAAATAAAGGGCAAGAGCCAACAACTGAATTATTAGATGCTGATATTGAACAAGTAGACATGGGTAAAAAACATTGAGTGAAATAAAAGAAAATAATGGTAAGACTATAAAAGAATTAAAAACTCATGATTTTTCTATCACAAAATTTAATAAAGATTTAAAGTATGGTAAGAAACATGAGAAGCTTGTGATGGAGTCTAGGCTAGACTATGAACTTAAAACAGACAGATTAGCACATAAGACAGGCAATGTTTATGTAGAATATGAGTCTAGAGGTAAAAATAGTGGTATAACAACCAGTAAATCTAATCTTTGGATATTTAAAATAGTAGATAAAAAAGATAAACATTTGTTCTCTATTGAGATTCCCCTTGACAGATTGCGTAAATTGGTGTACAATAAATATTCTACCACTCTTGGAGGCGACCATAGAACATCTAAAGGCTATTTAGTTCCTATAGTGGATTTGGTATCTACGCAATGAACATAACAAAAGAATTACTTAGTAAAGCATTAGAGCTAGTAGGTGGTCAACGTCAAGTAGATTATGGTGATAAAGTAAAAAATCACAACAACATAGCAAAACTTTGGAGTGCATACTTAGATGTTAAAGTAGATGCACATGATGTTGCTATAATGATGTCTTTACTTAAAGTAGCTAGGACTAAATTAGGTGAAAGAACAAAAGATACTTATATTGATATGGCGGCGTATAGTGCCATAGCAGGTGAAATACAATTTAAAAAGGGAGAAAATAATGGAAAATAAAATAGTTAAGATACGCAAATTAGATGATATAGATAAGAATGATTGGGAAGTTCATTTTGATAATGAGACACATATTGTTTACAAGCACGAAGAGATGTTTAAGATAATGGAGTTAGGATTAACTAGAGAAAAGCCAGTAATAAAAAAAGAGGAGACAGATACTCCTATATTTTTTCCCAAAGATGAAGAGTGGGAAAATACAAAAAAGAAAGAAAAAAGAATAGTAGAACAATTTAGAAGTGATGCAAAAAATTTAAGTAGAGCAAACTTTAATAAAAAGTATAATAAAATTAAGGGAGATAATATAGACGCTGTGCTAGATGAATGATACTGTAATAGCTAGTTTTGAGGTTAAAATAACTAAAGAAGGATTGTTAATCCTTGAAAGTAAATTAGCTAACGCTA